CAGATGTTAGCCAAAAAAGAACCCATATCAAGATGTTTAATATCTCAAATGGCTTCTTATGTTAGATTTAGAAGAGACAAGAATGTTTCTTATGAAAAAGGCTGTGGGAAACTACTTTGGGATGCTTGGGGTGGAGATGCAGGTATTAATTGGGCTACTGACAAAATAAAAGAGATAGATAGAGATATAGAACCTATAACTTCTTTAGAGTTAGCTTCAATGAAGATTAACGAATACTATGCTATCATAGATGATAGACTAGCTTACTCTTCTAAAGAAAAAGCGTTAGAAATAGCAAATAATATAGGATGTGAAGGATTTCACGAGCATGATTATGAAGGTAAAACTTGGTATATGCCATGTGAATCACATTCAGTAGAAGCAGGAGCTACTACTAAGAGTCCTTGTTGGGATGGCTATGAACAAAAAGGTTATCAGATTATAGATGGTAAAAGAAGACCTAATTGTGTTAAAAAGAAATAATGAGAAGAAAGTATAAAAAAACACCAAGCAGAACAAGCCCTCGTTCTTCAAGAAGAGGTTGTTTGTGTAAAGACGGGACTTACTCAAGAAAATGTTGTGATGGTTCTTTACAGGCTCAAGGTATAGGCTCTTTAGTTGGAGAAGATTTATTGCTTACTGAATCAGGAGCTTATTTACAACAAGAAAACGGTAATAATATAAAAGTATAAAAAATGGCAAAAAAAATATCACAATTAAATGCAATAACAACTATACAAGAAGATGATTTACTTGCTGTAGTAGAAGGAAGCGAAACTAAAAAAGCTGAAGTATATCAATTAGAGAATTATTTAATTCCTACTAATATTACTATGAGTGATGGTTCTACTGTTAACTTATCAGATTCAACTTATCATAAATCTATGCTTATTAAATTAACTTGGTCTGGTGGAGCAGGTAATGCAACATTAAATTTACCTCCAGCAGCAGACAATACAAATAGATTAATGAGGTTTATTTCTAATGGAGGATTCGCAGTTTCAACAAGAGTAAACTTAACTCCTACAGGTTCCGATACTTTAGACGGCTCTACAGATGCTTATGTCATAAACATAACTTATGAAGGTATACAAGTATGGTCGGATGGTGCTGAGTGGTTTGTAATACAAAAGAAAGCATAAAAATACAACAGAAAGAAAGGCTTGAAGTTATCAAGTTATACTATTAATTTAAATCAATAATATATGAAAGCTACCGACATCGTAGACAAATTTAAGAAAATCTTACTATCTGAGACTGAAGAAAAAGTCGAAGAGATAGAAGTACAAGAAGATGTACAATTAGCTGAAGAAGTTATCGAAGAAGTAAAGGATGAAGTTTCTGATGAAATTCCTGTAGAGGAAATTGAAAAAGAAGATTTATACGCTACTAAAGAAGAACTTTCTAAAGCTATTGCTGAAGTAAAAGCAATGTACGACCAATTAATGGAATCAATGAGTGACGAAAAGTCTCCTGAAGTTCCTGAAGAATTGAGTTCTGAAGAAGTATCAGAAGAAAGTGAAGTAGAATTATCTTCACAGGAAGCAGAAGTAGAGCCTATTGCTCATTCTCCTGAATCCAACGTAGAAAAAAACAATGTTCATTTATATGGTCAAAATAGACCACAAACAATAATGGATAGAGTACTAAACAAAATATCATAATAAAACCAAAACTAAAATAATAAAAAATGGCTACTACAACTTCAATTACAAGTACTTATGCTGGAGAATTTGCTGGAAAGTATATTTCTGCTGCATTATTATCTGGTTCTACTATAGAAAATGGTGGAATTTCAGTAAAACCTAATGTAAAGTTTAAAGAAGTAATCAAGAAGGTTGCTACAAGCGGTCTTATTGCTACTGCTTCTTGTGATTTTGCTGACACAGGTTCAGTAACATTAACAGAAAGAATCCTTCAACCAGAAGAGTTCCAAGTTAATATTGAACTATGTAAAAAAGACTTCCGTTCTGACTGGAAAGCTGTACAAATGGGATATTCTTCATTTGACAAATTACCTCCAAAATTCAGTGATTTCTTAATAAGCCACGTTGCTGCTAAAGTTGCTGAGAAAACTGAGCAAAATATCTGGCAAGGTGTTAACGCTAACGCTGGTGAATTTGATGGATTCTCTACTTTATTAGCTGCTGATTCTGATGTTATAGATGTAACTGGTTCTGCAATTACTTCTGCTAACGTAATTTCTGAATTAGGTTCTATCGTAGATGCAATTCCTTCTTCTTTATACGGACAAGAAGATATGTATGTATATGTATCACAAAACATTGCTAGAGCTTATGTAAGAGCTTTAGGTGGGTTTGGAGCTTCTGGATTAGGTGCTGCTGGTACAAACTCTCAAGGAACTCAATGGTGGAACAATGGTTCATTAAGCTTTGATGGTGTAAAACTATTTGTTGCTAATGGATTAGCTGATGACACTGCTGTTGCTGCTGAAAAATCTAACTTATACTTTGGAACAGGTCTTTTATCTGACCATAACGAAGTAAAAGTTATTGATATGGGCGACTTAGATGGTTCTCAAAATGTAAGAGTAATCATGAGGTTTACAAGTGGAGTACAATACGGAATCGGAGGAGATATCGTATACAGAGTAAACGCTTAATAATAATTAAATAAAGGGTGGGTTTAACCACTCACCCTTTTAATACTAACTTTTAAAAACTAATAATATGTCTTGTAATTTATCACTATATAGAACAGAACCTTGTAAAGACAGTGTTGGTGGGTTAGATAAAGTTTACTTCGTCAATTATGACAGTTCATTGTATTCAAACATTACGTTTGATACAACTAACACAGATGCTATAGAGTCAATTACTGGCTCTCCATCTGCATACGAATATGACATTAAGGGAACTTCTTCTTTCACTCAAAACATTCAAGCAAGTAGAGAAAATGGAACTACTGCTTTTGAACAAGTTCTTGAGCTTACTTTACACAAGTTAACTATTGCTGACCATAAAGAATTAAAGTTACTATCTTTTAATAGACCTCACGTTATTATAAAAGACAATAATGGAAATTACTTTTTATCTGGCATAGAGCATGGTATGGATGTTTCTGGTGGTACTATCGTAACAGGTGGTGCTATGGGAGACTTAAGTGGATACACTTTAACTTTAACAGGAATGGAAAAAGCTCCAGCTAACTTTATGGAGTCTGACCCTGCTACTGTTGGATTTACTGTTGTAAATTCTTAAACATAGTACACTCTTAAACATAGTAGATATAAAGCCCTTTAATTAGGGCTTTTTCTATATAAAACAAAATCAACACTTTTCAGTTATCTTATTATGATAAGATTACTGCCTAACTCAAATACACAAACTATTAAAGTAATTACCAGAAAAGGATTAAGTGGCTCTCTTTCTTTAAAAATAACAGAAGATGGCACTAACATAAGTGAAACAATTACTGACTCGAATATGTCAACTAATGGTAATTTTTCTGACATACAATTCGCTTCTACAATATTAAAAGAAAACAGTTTATATTTTTTAGAATTTACTTTAGGTGGAGATTTATTTTATAGAGATAAAGCTTATGTAACTTCTCAGACAAATGATGAAGTCATACACACATTAAATCAAAACAAGTACACTCAATATGGAGCAGGTACTGAAGACGAATACATAGTAATATAATATGGAAAATAAAAATATTAGAGTAGTCAACTTATCTGGTTATGAAATACCAGAAATAAAAGAAGTCTACGGAAAAGACTGGGTTCAATACGGAGATAACAACGATTACTTTGATGAACTTATAGATAAATACTTAGGAAGTCCTACAAATGCTAGATGTATAAATGGTATTGTAGATATGATTTATGGTAGAGGATTAGAGGCTACAGACAGTGAAATAAAGCCTGAGATGTATGCCAAAATGAAAATGCTCTTAAAACAAAAGGATTTAAGACGTGTTGTAAACGATTATAAGATGTTAGGTCAATCTGCTGTTCAAGTGGTCTATAACAAGCAGAAAACAGCCATTGTGAAGGTGTTACACTTTCCTATGGAGACTCTTAGAGCAGAAAAAGCTAAAAAAGGCCAAATAGAGGCTTATTACTACCATCCTAAGTGGTGTGATATAAAACCTAGCGATAAACCTAAAAGAATACCTTCTTTTGGTAATGGTTCTAAAAGAGAAGTTATAGAAATATATGTATTCAAGCCATATAGGTCAGGATTCTATTATTATTCTCCAGTAGATTATCAATCTTGTTTACAATATGCAGAACTAGAAGAAGAAGTAAGTAATTATCATATAAATAACATAAAGAATGGATTACAACCTTCTTTATTAATAAACTTTAATAATGGAGTACCTAATGAAGAAACTCAAGAACTTATTGAACATAAAATATATGATAAGTTTAGTGGCTCTTCAAATGCAGGTAAATTCATACTTACTTTTAATGAGTCTACAGAAACTCAAGCAGATTTACAACCTATTCACTTACCAGATGCTCATGCACAGTATCAGTTCTTGGCTGACGAAAGCAGAGAAAAAATAATGCTTGGTCATGGTATTGTTTCTCCTATATTATTAGGTATAAAAGACAATACAGGTTTTGGAAATAATGCAGAAGAACTTAGAACTGCTTCTATCCTTATGGATAATATAGTAATCAGACCATTTCAACAGAATATAATAGATGGTTTAGATGAAATACTTGCATTTAACAAAATATACTTAAGCTTATACTTTGTAACTCTACAACCAATAGAATTTACAGAATTAGATAACATTTCTACTAAGGTCAAAAGAGAAGAAGAAACAGGAGAGAAATTAAGCTCACAAGAAGAATTAGATTTATCAGATGAAGGTGCAGAAGACTTATACACTCAATTAGAAGTGTTAGGAGAGGTTGTTTCTGATGAATGGGAGCTTGTACATAGTGAAGCAGTAAAAGATGATAATGAAGAGTTTGATTTAACTAAATTAAGTGTATCAGAAGACGATGCTAAACCTAATAAGAGGTCAAGTCAAGATAATTCTGGATATAAAATAAGATATTCTTATGGTCCAGTAAGAAACTCTGATAAAAGCAGAGTATTTTGTAGACAAATGGAGTCTCTTACAAGTAAAAACCTAGTATTTAGAAAAGAAGACATTACTCTTATGTCTTTTAAAGGTTTAAATAGTGAATTAGGGCATAATAAGAAAAGATACAACCTCTTTAAATTTAAAGGAGGTAAAAACTGTCACCATTTCTGGGAAAGAAGAGTATATAAAAAGAAAGTAACACCAAATACCGAAGTTGAAGCTTCAGATGCTGTACAAGACGGATTTAAGGAACCAAATAATCCTCAAGAAGTCGAAGTTAGACCAGTAGATATGCCAAACAGAGGTGCTTATCCAAAAACTAAATAATTATGGCACAGAAAGCACTCTTTATAACAATAAACGACTTAAAAAGAAAATCTATAATAGATGGAAATGTAGATGCTGATAAACTTATACAGTTTATTGAAGTAGCTCAAGATACTCATATTCAAAACTATTTAGGAGGATTACTTTATAACAAATTACAAACCTTAGTATTAAATGGAACTATAGGTGATTCTGGTAATGCTGACTATAAGTTATTATTAGACGATTATGTAAAACCTATGCTTACTTGGTTTACACAAAGTTCTTATTTACCATTTGCTATGTATCAAATTAGTAATGGAGGTGTATTTAAACATAG